ACTGATTCGAAATGATTGGATCCCTGCCACACCGAAACCCGTATAATTGCCTGGGTGCTCAGGGAAGAGCCAGTAACCCAGGCGTTTTCCTGTTTTTCTTGAATATTCAATTCCGCCTTGGGTGACGCTTTGATCTGTTGCGAAGTTTTGTTTTTCCGAATCCAGGTGATCGATTTCTAAAAGCTGGAGCTGGAAATTGGGTTTGGAGTAAGAATTTCGGTACCAGATTCGAGTGAGGACATCGCCGCTTTCAATCACACTGGCTAACGCGAGCGATTGCATTTCGTAAAAGTTCTTTCGGCCTTCCACATCACACTCGGTTGTCTCGGCCCAATCCTCAAATTCGCGCTCGATTCGCTCACGTGTGGATTCCTTCTCGCATTTGATTTGGGGAATAATCCCATGACCAATCGCGTTTGAGGTCCAGATCCTGACTGCACGGCTGGCGTAAGGGTTGTTCCGAACCAGGTCGCGGCTTCTTCCCCGCAAGAGCTGGCCTGCTTGATGATTCTCTGTGTCGGCTGAGGTTTGTGGAGCAAACCACCCTTCAGTTCTGTGGCTGTGGGAGGCGGCCTCAAAAAGGCGTTTGGAGATCTGGTTGAGATCCTCGACCGCAAGGCGGGCGCGCTTACGCTTAAGGCCTGCTGTGGGAGAAAAAGTCGTGATGAGTTGATCGAGAAAATTCAAGAGTAGAATCCTTTCGAGGTCGTCATCACGACTGGATGTGAGTGAACATCTTGATTCAAAGAGCGTTTCATGAGTTCTCGAAGCCTCAGCATTTCATCCAGCGAGCGATAAGAGACATGCCGATCCGCGTACGATACTTTCGTGATTCCTTGAGCGATCGCGTCTTCAAGTCGCTGGAGTTGATCTGCTGTGAAACGAGAACTCATAAAAGCGAGGATAAATGAGTTTTTATGCTTTGACGATTCCCTAAATTTGCGCACCTGTGCGCATTTTGATTACACCTCTGCCAAGTTTCATTACACTTGTGCGCATTTGGATTACACTAGTGCCCAGTTTCATTACACCGGTGCGCATTTGCATTACACCTGTCTTCAGCTTTTTCGTGAGCACTCAACTCAGGTCAAAGTGGAGGATGATACCTAAAAATCCAGTTGACATTACTTATATGAGATAGTATATCTTTAGTATGTGGCTCATTTTTGAAGAGCGCAAGGCTGAAAAACAACTCGACAAAGCCCCTAAAGAAATCATCCAAGCCTATGAGTTTTGGAAAAACGTCGTCATTGTATCAGGGCCTCATGGGCTTAAAGCTTTCTCAGGATTTCGTGACCACTCGCTCAAAGGCCAATGGTTAGGAGCAAGAAGTTCCTATCTCAATAGAAAATGGAGAGTGATTTACACTTTGTCTGAGTCTCAATTTAAAGTTTTAGTATTGGAGGTCAATCCACATGTCTACTAGTAAAAAAGTAAAAGAAGCTCGATCAGGACAGTTTTCCCCATCGAAAAAAAGAATCCTATTAACCCCAGGACAATCCGTTAAAATTGCTCGAGAAATGCTGGAGTTAAGTCAGAATGATTTATCTAAAATCACAAATTTACCTCAATCTACAATCTCGGGCATTGAGTCAGGAAAAATTAATTTAGGGGTAGAACGAGCTAAAATTCTCGCTCGAGCACTGAAAGTACATCCTGCGGTTTTAGTTTTCCCTGACTGGGAAATTCAAATCGCTGCGTAAACTCAAATCATCTCATAAGCTGTCATGTTGGATTGAGTTTCATCTTTCTTTCTGGGTGCTTTTAGACTGAGTCCCAACTCCACTTTCAGCTTTTTGAAATCCTTGACGGTCATCCGATCCAGTCCTAGGGCATTCGCAGCAGCTCTGGCGTACACCCGGCAATCCAGAGCATGATTATCAGGTCGGGTCTTTTCCCAGATATAACGTGAGTATCCCCTGACCGATTTTGTAATCAGTTGCTCAGCCGTGAGTTGCTTGAAATATTCATCCGAATACTCAGGAAAGTGGCAATAGCCTGCGGGATAGGGCTCCCCATCCAAAGGCTTTTCTAGCTTCAGCCAAGAAAAAAGTTCTCCCTTCAAGAGGTTGACTCCGATCGGCCACACTTTGGCCCCTCGAGTGATTCTCTTTCCTCTTAAGTGAACATCCACAGCAGTGGGTTGACCTAATGCAAAGTGAGTCGTAGAAATGCCCTTGATCGCCATGACTCGGCTTTGGGCCTGGGTGCGCACGTAAGCGTAAACCTGGCTCGTATTGTAACCCGAATCAATGGCGCACATCGAAAGAGAGATTTCAAGACCATTGGGGAGCTTCCAACTCGAGGAAAGAATCTGACTGAGCTGCTTCCAGGGCTCATCCGTCATCGTATTACCGGGTAGATATCGGTAATCCAAAGAGTAGCTCGATTTGTCTTCACACCATCCGACGATCTCAATGTAAATTCCGTCCTTCTGGATATCCGCGCCGGCGGTCAAAAGAAGCACCCCGGGTTGAACACCGTTCATCGGATAAGCCTCTCGTCGGTCATAGAGCTTCTTCCAATCGGGAGCCTCCCCTTTTTCTTCAAAGCTTTGCCCTAACGTCGTATTCACCCAAACTTGAAGTCTCTCGGGGCTCACCTTCTCTTTTAGAAATTTGGCCACAATGTCTTTCCATTTTCGCCAGGGGGAATACAGCTCTGAAATATGAAACCCTGCGGTTCCCTTAAAGGGGGCACCCGCAATCCACTGACCCGCTAAAAGCAGCCGGTGCTTGAGCTTCTCGTCAATCGTTTGGTTGCAAGACTCGCATTCATAGCGGGTCGTTTCTGGGTCCTGGCTCTGCCATTTGAGTTGGAGGAATTTAAGTGTTTGGAGGTGATTGCAATGAGGACATGCAATATGGAATCTCCTTTGGTCTGATTCTAAGAATGCCGCTTCGATTCTGCTGTGATTTTTTTTAGTGGGCGTGCTGGCCAAAATAATGAGTGAGTTGTGAAAATTGTTGGTCCTCATTTCCGCCAAAGCAATGGGGTCCCCCTCTTTCTGTCCAGATCCTGAGATGAAGGATGAAAGCGGGGCTCGATCACACTCATCGATGAGAAGCGTTCGAATCGGACGGGACGCCACTGAGCTTGAACTTTGGATGCCCGATAAAGTGAGCTGTCCCCCCTTAAACTTTTTATGGAGAAGCGTGTTGTCACTTCCCCGGAGTCTTGCGTCTTTCACTAATCCTTGAAGAATCGGCGTGTCTCTCAGCATACTGGAGAGTCGATCTTTACTAAAGGACTCAGCCATCTGAGAGGAGGGCTGAAAGACAATGATCGGACCTGGGTCCATGGAGATCATGTATCCTATGACGTTCAAAATAATTTCGCTCTTACCCACCTGGGCCGAAGTCATGAAAACTATTTTTTTTACGCCTTTTTCGGTTACTGCTCGCATCATGCCCCGCTGAAAAGGCGCACGATCCGTATTCCATTGTCCGACCTCGCTTGAGGCCTCAGGGCTCAACTTGCGATAAGTATCCGCCCACGTATCGACATCGAGCTTAAGAGGTGGGGCAATGAGCGACTGAGGAAGGGTGAGCTTCGCCCAGTTGGATTTGTGAAAGCTCATGGAGGGCCTCGTAAACACACTCTTTTAAAATGGACTCCACCTCTCTTGCGTCCTCGAGTCCTGCAACCCGTGCGGCACATTTGGAGGGAAGAGCTAAGGTCTTGGCTCGAAAGGAAACAATCATGTGGGCGACAGAGTCTTGAGCTTCACTCACGTCCATGAGCTTGCCTTTCATGCGCCTCACTTCAATTTTGATTTTCTCTGCTTTCACCTGTGCGAGTTTCGCTTCTGATTTTTCTCGCAGCAATCGGTAGTGGGCCATGTCCTTCGTTTGTTTTTCTGAATCCGGCTTGAAAATGGCTTGAATGGCTGGGCCTAACTCGTACAGCATGGCTCCATGCTCGCCCGATTCGGAAGGGAGATGAGAAACTCGAGTTTTGACGGTTCTAAAGGTTTTTGCACACACTAGGGCGAGATCGCGAAGGGAAATTTGCATGGTTTTTGACTGTGTTGTGTTGCTGTGTCCTTTTTTTGTCTGTCACCGGACAAGGCACGCGACTCTATCCACGTACCTGCGCTTTTTAATCTATGAAAGGACCCATGATTACGGGGGGTTACATCGATTTGATTATTCTCTACAAAATAAGTCCTCCTCATTTGCTCGGTCTCTTTGCTATCGCTTCGGCGAAATATTTCCCGAATACTTTTTCATATTGACCTGCCACTGCCTTCTGCACCGTCTCAAAAAACTGCCAACGAGGCTTGAGTGTCACCTGCTCGGGCAATACCCACAGCACACGCACTCTCTGAGACAATGCCAGGCGAGCCTGCCTGCGTCTCAGGGCTAATGCTGAGTTCCGCTTCGCCCGAGTCAGGTAAGACTTGGACTGAGGACGAAAGACAATCGCCTTTTGCGAATTGCTCTTGAGCGTCTCTAAGCGGTAATTCTTCTTGTCCTGAACCAGCTGGAGTAGCTTCATCGGCCTGAGTCCTGGGCGGATCACTTCCGATTCAACCGGTCTTACTCGGCTCCGGAGAGGAGCAGCCAGAAGTCCTAAACCCTTCAGCCTAGGCTTATCCCCGCCTTCCTCCTGAAGGCGCATAAAAGAATTTCGGGATCCAATCACAGCTTTCATGGAATGAAGGCCATCGCTTTTCTCAGCAGGGACGGTCTCAATCCCACGCGAGACATAGTCGTTTCGAATTCTGAAGCGACTAGGAAGCTCTTCCCTCACTTTCTTTTGCGCCTCTTTGGCTAACGCAGTGAGAGTCCGAGCCATCGCCTTGGGCAGTTCCTTCTGGGCGAACTGAGTCAGCTCTCTTTCTAACTGCGCTGCGTTTGTGGTGATTCTAATCCTCATTCGAAAGCCATCTTAAAACAAGAGTTTGCATTTGACGATCCCCTAAATTTGCGCACCTGTGCGCATTTGGATTACACTAGTGCCCAGTTTCATTACACCTCTGCTCAGTTTCATTACACCGGTGCGCATTTTGATTACACCTGTCTTGAGTTTCATCCGGGAGTTCTTTTGCCTTTCCACTTTCGGTAATCGTTCATCGAAATAATATTCCGCCTCAGAAGCTCTGCTAAGTCTAAATTGCCTTTCAACTCGTCCCATCCCAACACGTCAATCGTTTGCATCACGGCATTTCGACTCATTCCTAAAAGAGTGGCGGCTTGGCTCTTATTGCCCCCACAAAAAAGAATAGCTTGCCTCATGTAGATTTGAGAGAGTTCATCGAGCGATACCCTCTCATTTAAAAACGGAATCAAATGAACCGAAAGACTGCTCTTTCTTTCTAAACTCATTCCTCTACCCCACTTCCTCCACTCGAATTCGAATATACCCTTTCTGCCGCTCGGCCTTTTCCCATCGGTAATCGGGCATTCCAATGTTATTCATTTTGTCATCCTCAAGAACTCCACATTCGACTAAAGAATCCACAGTGCTTTTGAACGAATTTGCGAGGTTGTCGGGGTCAATCGGCGAAGCACTCAACCTCCACAAAGTGAGCTTTGCTTTTTTGAGCGGCACCCGAGGAAGGAATCGTCCAATCGAAGCCCTCACCTTCTCTTTTTGATCCCTCACGTTTCTCGCTTGGATGGCCCAATGTTGACGGCCTGAGCTGTTGATCGTGACGGGGAGTCCAGAGACAAGAACATCCAAAACATATTTCTTAGGCGCAAATGACTTTGTTTCCTTGAGATTCTCCATTCTTTACGCCACTTCCGTTTTAGGCTTCGCAGTTGCAAAGGTGAGCGGAAGCAAATCAACGGCTTTCATCTTGTCCATCATCTCTTGACTCACCGGCTTGTCAGCTCTAGGAAGAATGTCGAACTTAGTATTTTGCTTCATCCCCCGGCGGGTGATGTCAATTAAGACTTTAGAGAGATTGAATTTCTTATCGAGACTGACCAGCAAATCATAAACCTCTCCTCCACTTTCAAAAACCTTGGCGATCCATTGACCGTTTTTGAGAGTGACGAAATTCACCCGAAATCGAAACGACGGATGGTTCTCAGGATGGCTCGCACACGTAGGGCAACCTGATTCGGTGCACTCAATGCCTCGGTTGTTGAGCCAGTGGCGCTTGAACGTGTAAATCTCTCCACTGAAGATCCCCGTGGCTTCTTCTTGATCGTTTAAATTTAAAAAGCTTTCTTTACTGAGTCTTTTTAATCGCGGCAGGAAAAACATTTGAATTCTCCTCATTTGAATTGGGTTTTTGTTTTTTAATCAGGGATTGCCCTTGAGAGCAAAATGGAAGGCAGGAACAATAGGCCTCACACCTGACGCTCATTCCAGGTCGATAAACCACGTAGAAGTTCTTGTCAGAACAAGCCAGAGTGAGAGCTTCGTCTTCTGTGGTGCAAAGCTTCACCGCAGACTTGCGCCCTGCTTTCATCACAGCGTAAACATCAGGTTTTGCCCATCTCTCCTCTCCCGTGCATAAAGGCAGCTCCAAGGCATTTTGGGCTTGCTGATGAAGCTTGATTCTTTGTCGCATGAATTCGAGCGCCGTAGAGGCTTCCCAAAGCCGGATAGGCACATTCACGACTTGCGCTTGCGGGTATTCCGGATTACGGGCGGCTTCCATCTTGGACCAGTCCCGCAAAATCGCGATGACTTGGAGTTGGTTGACCGCGTGTCCGTGGTGCCTGAGCAGGACGCTATACAAGTTGAGTTGAGAATTCCATTCTT